AGCAGCTAGTAAATAACTTACGGGCGGTGTTTTGCCGCCCTCTAAACGACTTATTCAATGAAAACAATATCACTTAATGGAAAAGATTTTTCTTTGAAATATACGCTCCGTGCGTTCTTTGTATTCGAAACTATATCCGGCTATCCGTTCCAGTTTGGAAAGATGTTAGACGAGTTTCTTTTGTTTTATTCGTTTCTGCTTGCCTCTAATCAGGAATTGTTCAAAATGGAATTTGAGGAATTTATCGAATTATGCGAAAATGACTTGACGCTATTCGAACAATTCAAAGAGTTTATTTTGGATGAAATCAAACTACGTTCGCAATCGGCAGGAAATGACGTAAAAAAAAAGAAGGTGACGACGCGGAAACGAAAGCCGTAAGTATACGCGAACTTTATTCGCGCGTTGTCGGTGAGGGCGGGATCGCTCCCGATTACTTCCTCGATAAAATGGACTTTATCGAGGTTGAATCGTTTATAGACGGATTGAATCGACGCAATCGGGAAGCGTGGGAACAAACTAGATTGTTAGGTTTCATTATAGCGCAATCTAATAGCACAAAGACGCTAAAGCAAACCGATATACTTCGGTTCCCGTGGGATGAAGAAGAAAAGAAAGATACGAGCGTAACGGACGAAGAGATGCAACGATTACGAGCTAAAGCAAAAGAAGTAGAATCACAATTAAACACGCATAAAGATGTCTGATATAGTAACAAGATTATTGCTTAAAACGAATGACTTTGACGCAAATCTAAATAAGTCGAAGAAGAATGTAAACGGGTTTCAAAGCGACATTTCTAAAATGTCCGGCGTTGCAGTATCGGGAGTTATGAAGTTCGCCGGGGTTCTTGGTATTGCTGTAACTGCCTCGGAAGGTTTCAATAAAGTAATGAATAGCAGTCAGACGCTAGGAGATGAATATGCCCGTACTATGGACGGCTTAAAAGGTGGCGTAGACCAATTTTTCTACTCTATCGGTAGTGGAGACTGGACGCCGTTCATGAACGGGTTAACCGAAACGATACGTCTAGCACGCGAAGCATACAACGCGATGGATCAATTAGGAAATACAAAAATGTCATTCTCTTATTTTGATGCAAAGAATCAAGCAACCATACAAGAACAAATAACTATTTTAAAAGATAAGGATTCAACGGAAGAGCAAAAGAAAGCAGCTAGGGAGCTATTAGACAAGACGCTGAAAGACCAAGAGGAGATCGTAGGACAATATAAACAAAGAAGTCAAAACGCATTACAAGCAATGGTAAAGGCGGCAATAGGACTTGACGGCGTAGATGTTTCGGCAATAGATATAGATAAAGTGTTGAGATTAGATGTATCTTCGGTAGGCGATGAACAAAAGGCACAATTAGCGAAACAGTATAAAGACTTCGTAGATGAATACGATCGTTTGAAAGCCAAATTTACAACTTACGAAACGGTGGGTTCTGGAATGAATGTGCACACGGTTACAACAACAGATACAAATGCATTGAGTAAGGCAATAAGCCCGATGTTAGCGAAGTATCAGGATGCAATACAATATAACGCAATTTTAGTAAAGAAGAGTGATGAATGGTTGCAGAATTTAATAAACGTTGCAACGGCGGCAGAGGCGGCGGGACGGAATTTATCTAGTATGACGAAAGCGGCGAACCGTGCTTCACAGTCAGGAATAGGCGGGAAAACGCCAAAGGAAGAACCGAAAGAGGGCTCTATCGCTTGGTATGACACGCAAATCGCAGAGCAAAATAAAAAACTTATTGCTGAAACCGACATGCATGCGCGTTCTGCCATTCAAGCAACAATAAATGAGCTCGAATCAAAGAGGATAAATTTAAAGTTTGTTGTAGAGCAAGAAACGTTTAAAATCGCTCACGGCGAGATGAAAGACGATGCTTTATCCGTACCTATTGCACCGATTTACGATAAGGTTCCGACACATGGGAAGGGAGAAAAAACCTTTAAGTTACCTAAATTCGAGTCTCCCATTAAGAAAAAAGATGTAAAACTAAACGAGCAATATGCAGAGTCATTAGGATATATCGGAAATGCCTTTGGTACTATGGGACAAATGGCTGCACAGTTTAATAACGACGGTATGGCATTTGCTTTAAATTCTATCGGTTCTATCGCTCAAATGATTGTGCAACTGCAAGGGCTTGCAACCGCTAACGGCGTGGCTAGTGCCATGTCGTTACCTTTCCCCGCCAATCTTGCCGCAATAGCCACAGTTGTAGGAACAGTTACGGGTATCTTTGCCAGCCTTCCCAAATTTGCAACGGGTGGTATCGTTCCGGGCACATCGTTTACGGGTGATAAAGTTCCGGCTTTACTCAATTCGGGTGAGATGGTTCTAAACGGATCACAACAAAGTAATTTATTTCAAATGCTTAATAGCGGTTTATACGGTTCCTTATCACAAAAGATCGCACCATCAATAGAAAATCAAGGCGTTCGCTTGTACAGTGATGTCGAAATAAGAGGGGATCGCATATTTTTAGCATTACACAACCACATAAAGAAAACAGGTAAAAAACTATGGTAAATTACAGAACTATCTATACGCTTCCTTTCAAATCCAGAAAGGAAGTATCTTATTTGATTGAGATACAAAAAGAGAATTATGAAGGAAAAAGTACTGAATTGGTTGGCAGTGGTAACTCTCCTTTTTCCGTGACAATCGAGGATGAGGATTTTTTATATACGCCAACTCGCTTTTCTTCTGCTTCAATCCGTATTGTTGGAGGTGACTATTTGCAAAATTTGTATTCGACTGGATATCAACAATACAAAGTATTATGTAAGCGAGGTAACGATGTTATTTGGACGGGCTTTATAAATCCAGAGTTATACACGCAGGATTACACATCTACAAAATTCGAGCTTGAAATAGAATGTAGCTCCGCTATGAGCACTCTCGAATATGTTAACTACAAACAAAAGAACGCTGAACAACGAACTTTTATTAGTTTTTGGGAACTGTTTAGAATGTTCATTGAGCAGTCTCGCGGGTATTATTCGTCTATATTTATTCCTCATGTGTATGCTAAAAACGAACATGATTATAATAACGATCTAAACGTATTTGAAGAAATGACGATAAGTGAACAAAACTTCTTCGACGAGGATAACAAGGCTATGACTCTAAAAGAAATATTAGAAGAAGTTTGTAAGTTCCTAAATTGGACTTGCGTCGATTGGAGAGGTGAACTGTATTTCATTGACATAGATCATAAAAGCGTTTATTATAAATATGATTGCAATCTGAATACATATTCTAAAACTACATCTATTGCATTGAATGTTTCTGATATTGGTTTTGCGGGATCGGAACACTTTTTAGATATTTTACCGGGATATAATAAAGTAACTGTAAAATGTAGTAATTATCCTATTGAGGAAATCAAGATAACCGAAGATTTTGATAAGCTGAAATTATTATCAAATATCGGAGAAGTATCTACTAATCTGGATAACGGTAATACAAGACATACACAGAGGGAGGTTTTATATCCTAATATTTTAACGATGCACCAATTTACCTATAAAAATGGTGTTTTGTCTCCTGTTACAGACTTGTCTATTTATAAAAACAAGAGTAATGCCAACGAATTACTAGGGGCGATCCCATTAAGATATGCCTCTTATGAGTCTGGGCTAAAGACACCAACTACGCAATCATACAACTATGAGTGTGCAATACAAGTCCGGCAACGTTGTGGAACAAAATACGATCCTATTAACGACGTAACTTCCAATTCGGTATTTAATGATTCAATTGTAGTTATCGGTGCAAAGAAAGACGCTTTATTTTTAGGGAAGGGGGGTGCTCTTTCTCTCAATATGAGTATTAAGGTTTTGCAAAAGGATAAATATGATTCTCCTTTTGGTGGCGGTTTGGTTCCTTCCGAGGATGGTATTACATATTCAAAAGATATAATTAAGGTAAGAATAAGAATCGGCGATAAATATGTTTCTAAAGATAATTATGGGCGGTTTACGTGGAGTGATACCCCATCTACTATGTCTATAAATCTGGATCAATCTAGAGTCGAAAATGCAGATGGTAAAATGGGAACAGGTTTTGTTCCATTGTATAAAACGTATGGAGTACTCGGCAAATATTCTGATGTAGACGGGGTTGTAATAGATATTCCGACTAATTTATTTGGCACGCTTGAAATGTCTATATATGCTCCTACATTGACGGAAAGAGAGGGGCAAGTTCCGTACGGATATTTAATAAAAGATTTAAAACTAAGATATTGCCATTCGTTAGATATGGATGACGATAAAGACTCCGACCGGATTTACGAGAATGTTGTTAATGAAAACTTTATTAATGAATTAGACGAAATAGAGTTTAAGATTTCGAGTTATAACAACGATGGAGCGTGTTATAGTAAGGTCTTGTTATTGGATGAATATCTGAAAGATAACCTTTATTCATCTATTGAAAAGACTTTGATTCGCCCGGAAGAGCTTTTAATAAGAAGAATTATTAATCAATACGGAGCTACCAAAATAAAACTAACACAGGTATTATTAAATAGTGACTCTATAACTCCTATATCTGTTCTTTCGGATAACTACATGAAAGGGAAACATTTCATGATTGCAGGCGGAGAAATAGATTTCGCCAATGAACAATTTACCTGTAAGATGATAGAAGCATAATGACGATTCAAATAAAAAATAAAGCTATTCCATCATCACCCCGGTCAAAAAATTATCCGACTGGGGCGATTGTTAGTGTGTCGCCTGGCGGAGGTAGTGGAGTGACTTCCAACGGTGGCGGATCAAACGTCACTATTCTAGGAAAAGACGATTTGAGATCGGCGACAGATTTAAATGTTTTCTCATCTCTTCGCACGCTCGCGGAGATATTATCTATAATTGTAACGAAAGATGATACCGAAACGAAGCTAACAGATAGTAATGTTTTATCGTCACTCCGAGTAAGCACAGAACTTGATACAATCAAAGAAAAGGTTAAGGAGGCTATCGAATCTTTAAAAGACTTGTATCTATCCAAAACAGCGCCAGACGAAACACAATTTCTTATCAAGTTGCTAGGCGGTTTAACCGTTGATAACGGGCTAGATGTAACGAAGGGTATTTCTACGGATACGTTGACCGCAACGACAACAGCGACGCAAATACTAAACGTTTTTGATAAACTGATTGCAAAGTCGGCGGCTTTTTCAGACGATGTGACTGTATCGAAGAAAATGACAACACTAAATTTGCTCGTTCAGAAGGTTGCAGAGATACACGATTTAAGCGTATCTCATGTTGCAACTTTAATGGGTACAATAGTAAAGGACTATATCTCTTCCGAGTCTTTTGTCAGTGGTTTGGGCGGCGAAGGAATGAAGATATACAAAGCGGTCACAGGTGACTGGAATATGGAAATTGATAATCTTACAGTTCGAAAGATATTTTCCATATTTGAGTTGGTTGTTCAGAAGATAACTCATCAGGGCGGCATGGTAATCCGGTCTGCTGCGGGTGGTAAGCTGACTAAAGTAACTGATGGTGGTTCATATTGGAAATGTGAGCACGATAGTACGGATGATTTCATAAGGGATGATCAGATAATATGCCAGTCATTTACAGGAACTTCTACCAAACGTTATTGGCGTTTAGTTACTTCCGCCGGAGCAGGCTATTTTAATCTATCTAAAACTGACTGCGAGCAGGGAAGCGGAGCGCCCGAAGTAGGAGATGATGTCGCAGTATTAGGCAACAGAACGAACATAACCAGACAAAAAGCACAAATAGATTGTGCTGTTGGTGATTTTGCACCTTATCGGGATGATTACGACGGAATTAATTCCTATTCTCTTGTAGGTCGGTTGATTACACGTACCGGAAATCTTAACGGTATTAGTGATGCAGTATTTGGTGTATTGATTGGCTCTGGTTTGTATGGTACTAATGTTTATTTAAAAGGTACATTTGTACTTCATTCTGGAAAGAAAATAGAAGAAGTAATCGACGATGTTAAAAACGATCTAAATGGGAGAATAACCGATGTAGAGACGAACTTTGAAATTCGTGAAGGACAAATTTCTTCTAAGATTAAAGAAGTTAATATTGCTGTATCGAACGCGAAACAGAGCGAAACGAACGCTTCTAGTTCGGCTACATCCGCCGGAGTTTCTGCAAATAACGCGTCTAAAAGTGCCACGGATGCACAAGGAGCAGCGACTAATGCCGGGAAGATATTGGAGGAAGTAACATTAAAAGAAAGTTCTGTAACTCAAACAGCCGGAGAAATTTCTACAAAAGTAACCGAAGTTAATAAAAAGGTAACCGAGGCGAATATTGCCGCTACAAATGCGAAAAACTCCGCTACGTCTGCATCCGGTTCTGCTGGAACTGCATCCGGTAAAGCGGGTGAGGCTGCAAATTCGGCAGCTAATGCAAAACAATCTGCAGATAATGCGGCGAAAGTCCTCGAAGATGTGACTTTGAAA